AAATTTACCACATTGGTAATAAACCCACCAATAGCCTCCACAGACCCAGAGAGAGCCTCCTGAGCCGCCGAGAATGCGTCTGTTATGCCAGTCCATACACTACTTACATTTTCAACCAGACCAGAGAAACCCTCGCCTCCAGTGAAGAAATCAACAACATTTGCAATGAAACCGCCGATAGCCTCCACAACTGGAGCTAAGAACTCCTGAGCCGCTGAGAATGCATCTTGAATACCTGTCCAGATATTACTTGCGATCGTACCAAGAGCCGAGAAGCCCTCTCCATCAGTGAAATAGTTCACAAGGTTTGTTATAAACCCACCGATAGCCTCAATAATCGGAGAGAGGAAAGCCTGAGCCGCTGAGAATGCGCTCTTAATTCCTTCCCACGCCGCCTCCACATAAGGAGCCACTTGCTCCATGAGAGGAGCTACCGCCGTGGAAATATTATTGAAAACGCCTGAGATAGTCTCAGCCGCCGCACTCAGGAAAGAGCCAGCGGTACTAAAGGCTGTCTGTATAGCGTTCCACACATCAGTTACAATAGGCTGGATCACCGGGAATACTGCCTCAATCACATTAAAGATCATATCCACCGCTGAGCCTATCACGGTACCAGCCGCCTCAAAAGCTGTCCCTAAGAAAGTCATAAGCATACTCACCACCGGAGCTACAGAGCCTATGATAGCCTGTATAGTAGGCATATGCTTATTTACAGCATTGGCTATTTTAGTACCAGCATTGTAGATCTTTGTACCAGCCGTAGAGAAAGCCGGGGCTACCGCTGTTACCACATCCAGTACAGCACTTGCTACCCCTCCTACAATGGGAATAATGCTTTCTATATAGCCTCCCCAAGCCTCTACTACAGGAGCTATCCCATCACTCACCGCTGTAGCCGCCGTGATAATGTGAGGTAATACATTCTCTACCTCTGATACCGACGTGGATACAATCCCTGAGAAAGTGCTAAACACTGTCTGTCCCAGAGTCATAAGGGAGCTTAAAAGCCCCTGTACTGTAGCAAAGGCTGTAGCTACCGCTGAGGTATCCGGGGCTGGTACTGATCCTGTACCTGTATCTGTCTCCATCTTAGGAGCACTGATTGTTTGCTCTTGCCCCGGTATCTGGAGTTTCTGCCCCACATTGATCAGATCCCGGTTAGCTATGTTATTGACCTTTACCAGATCATCTACAGTAGTACCGTACTGTTTAGCTATCTTTGTGAGGGTATCTCCTCCTTTAACCGTATACTCAAGGTTTTTCTTAATGGTATTAGTGGCACCCTTTACCCCGTTTCCAGCCTTATTTACACTCTGTTTGATCTTGTCTATAGAGGGCTTTTCAAAACTGATTACACCCTCAGCAAGGTTTTTCATGAGGTTAGAGCCAGCCTCTTTAATCTTAGGAGCCGCCTGAGCTAAGCCTTGCTGTATAGCACCCGGTAAGGCTGTAACCACATTCACGATCATAGGAATAGCATTACTGAAAACAAAAGTAGCGGCTGTATCTACCAAAGCCGCTATACTATCCTTTAATCCGTTTGTGTTACCCAGAGCCAGATTACCCATCAGGTTAGTAGCCGCCGCTTTCATTGCCTGAAAAGATCCTGAGAAAGTCTCAGAGGCTTCTCTTGCCGTGGTACCAGCTACATCAAGGTTTTCCTGAATAGTATGAATAGCACTGTAAACATCAGCCAGATTATCAATGTTATAATCCATCCCGGAAAGAGTAGAGGCATCTTTGAGGAGCCTCTCCATCTCCGATTTAGTACCACCATAACCCAGCTTTAAGTTATCCAGCATGGTATAGTTTTGTTTTGCAAAGCCCTGATAAGCGTTCTGGATAGATCCTATATCAGTACCAAACTTGTTAGCATTATCTGACATATCAATCATAGCCATATCCGCTACAGAGGCGGCTTTTGCTGTATCACCCTGTAAGCTGTTCAAAAGGGAGGCACTGAATGAGGTAACATTCTCCATGTAAGCGTTAGCACTTACCCCGGCTGTTTTATAAGCCAGATCAGCGTTTTTCTTTACAATATCAGCGTGTTCCTTAAACAGTGTTTCTACACCGCCTAAACTCTGTTCCAGAGCCGCCCCCTCACTTACAGCCGCTCCTACAAAATCTCCCACCTTTTTGATACCTACTGTAATGATTGTACCTACAGCCAGTTTCTTTAAGAGGGAGCTGATACCATTCAAGCCGGGAGTAGCATTATCCTGTAAGCCTATCCTTGACTTTACCCCCTCTTTGATCTGGTTAAACTTATCCTTTACTTTCTGGATAACATTTGAGGCGGCATCCTTAGCCCTGATAATGGGAGTTACTATAGTGTTTTTGATAGCTGAGAGCTTACTCTTGATAGCCCCCACCTTTGAGGAAACCTCATCTTTTATCCTTGCCACCAAAGGAGATACAAACTGAGATTTCACGGCATTAAAAGTGGACTTGATTTTATTCAAGCCCACTGTAGCCCTATCAGCCAGAGTAACCACCGGGGAAACCACCCTGTTTCTGAGTAACTCTAACTTTTGTTTAATCGGATCTAACCTCTGAGAGATCTGATCCTTGAGGTTTACTATAGGCTCAACAACTCTCCCCTTGAGCTCCTCCATCTTAGCCTTGATATCAGCTACTTTCTGCTGAGCCGCCTCATCATTAGCGGCTATCTGAAATTCAAGGTTCTGATCATGTAAACTCATGATATGCTGAGCCATAGCATCCAGCTTACCCTTAGCCTCTCCATCATCCACATTTACACTGTACTTAGCGTTTGTGTAAGCATCTAAGGCTTGACGGGTACTCTCTACTTGCTCCTGAAAAGTCCTCATCTGCTGTATGTTTTTCATCAGAGTAGCGGACATACCATCATTGAGCTTTATCCTTGCCCCAAACTCAACCATGCACTCCACCTCCTTTACATAGCCTATGAGGGCAATATTTTAATGATTATTCTGTAGCTTTTTACTGAGCTCCTCACGCTCCTCAAGCTCCCTTGAGTAGAAAGCCTGTATCACTGTGAGCTCTCCCCTTGACATAGAATAAAATACGGACGGGCGAATACCTCTTTTTACCCAGTAGTAATACATGAGGTTAGTTAGCCCATCCGTATCTATCAGTTTTTTACTTCTTTCACAGCCTCATCAGAGAAACCGGAAAGCTCAGAGATAGCTCCATACAGCTTAGCGATCTCACCCGGCATAAAGAGAGCCTTAGCCAGATCCTTAGGCGTAGCCGCCTTAAACTTAGCCTTGAGCTCATTATTTTTAAGGAGCAATCCAGCGGCTACCAGCTCACCCTTTTCATTAGGTACCAGAGCCTCAACTCCCTCAATGATAGTCATAATCTGGAGCTGGTTCACATCCAGATCCACATCCTTACCCCGGATATCTACAGCCATATCCTGTAACTCCTCATGCTTATCCTGAGAGAGTGCATTACATCTCACAATAAAGGGAGCACCCAAAATCTCAGAGAGCCGGGAGATCTCCATATCCTTGTGAGGCATCTTGATAGTACCCAGATCAGCACCCAGCAAAAGCTCCAGCATATTCTTAGCCGCTACATTGCCCTCTTTCTTTTCTTCCATCACTTCATTTTCGATTACTTCATTCTTAGCCATTGTTATAAATCCTCCTATAATCCAAAAAATGAGGGGATACAGGCTATTTAGCCCATATCCCCTACCACACTATGTAATTGTGTTATAACTCTCAGCTCAGCTTATTTCTGAGGCTTCACCGTATCCAGATACTCATAGCCTGTGAAAGTAAAGGGGACTTCCACCTCACCGGGAGTCTGAGCCTCCCAGTCAAACAGAGTAAGATCATCCACGGATACACCCGTGAGCTTGCATCTCTCAGCTCCCCAAGCATCAGGATCATCCAGCTTTGAGATCAGAGTAAATCTCAGATCTTTCTTTTTCTTGATATAGTCCTTGAGCTTGATACCCATCCGGGTATTGACCTTTTTCAGAGTGAAAGAGCCCTTACCAGTACAGCCCACCACCTTAGTATCAGTGAACCATGTACCGCACATCTTGATTTCTTCCTTGTTAAACTCTACCTTTGCCTGAGACTTTGTAGCCTCTGCTACATAGTCATTATCCAGCCAGAGCTCACCAAAGGTACCGGACATTACTCTTTTAGCTTCTACCATGTTTTCTCACCCCTTTCCCATTACTCTTTGGTAATGATGATATCAACATCTTCGATAGCATCCAGAATACCTACAGACCCGGCAAGGAACACATGAGATCCAGTGTTAGCCTGTCTGATAGCCTGTTCATCCATCTCAGAGGTATCTACCCCAGTGCTCTCAAGGTACTGCCTCTGTTTCTCCACATTGATATCAATAGTGGAGGCTCCAGCCATCAGATACCCTCTCCGCTCCAGCTCAGTGAAATATCCACCGATAGCCGCAATCAGGAGGCACTTGTTATCATAAGAGTTACTGTACTTACCCACATAGCTCTGATTGATAGTATCCGTGATATCCTGAGTGATCATATCCTGAATGGCTACAATCTTGATCTTTTTCAGATCCTCAGTCTTTGTCTGAGATACCGTCTTGAGGGAAGTAACCGCCCTACCGATAACGATATTAGAGCCTGTATCATACAGGGTAAGGAAACCGTTATCAATCATGGTATCTACAGCACTATCCTCAGCATCCGGGATCTCAGTGATCTCATCCAGAGCATAGTAAGTAGCGGACTGAGTGAGATCCAGCCCAGCAAGGATACCAGCAATACGCCCACAGAGCTGAGCGGCTGTATAAGTGGTATCTCCAGCCTTAACCGTATCTCCTCCGGTAAATTTCACATTGATAATACCCTCATGATCATCCGCTGTAGCCTGACCCGGTACAACCGCCTTAGGAGACTGTTTACCGGAGGCTCTCTTAGTCTTAACCCAGTTTACAAGCTCCGTTCTGCAAGCCGTTGTAATCGTAGGATCTCCACAGATATAGTTAGTTCTGTGGATAGAAAAGAATTTCAGGGCATCCGCATAGCTCACGGTTTCCGCTGAACCGTTGACCACATACAGAAAGATTTTCTGAGGAGATCCCATGAAAACCTCTGTAAGATACTGTTTATTTGCTTCACTCAGCCCATCCGGGATCACCTCTGTACCGCTGACAGTGTAACCCCCAGCAAGAGCCGCCGCATCTTTCAGGATTACACCTACCACACCAGTAGCTCCCACCGTGATAGACTGAATAGCCGTTTTAACAAATTCAATGAAAATGTTAGGCAAACCCATAGCCATCTTAGCATCTCTCCTTTCTGCTAATTCTTATTGTTTTTTGTAACCTCAAACTCCACATCCTCAATAGCCTCATAACCATCATTAGGATCACTCCGGGCATCATCCGTAAATGAGGAGGTAAACTTTGTATATACAGCGTTTTCACTTAGCCTCACCTCTGAGTTAAAGTTATCCACCTTTGCATATCTCTGTTTCTCCCCCTCCGGGGTAATTACCGGAAAGCATCCGGGAAAAAGAAAAAGCCCTTTCAGGCTCTCTCTCATTTCATACAGCCCCTCAGCATATACCTGATCAGCCGCATTTCTGGTATTAAAGTAAACTATCTGATAAATGGGAGTATCCTCATAAACATTGAGGTTTATAAGGCTTGTGCTCTCTGTCGCAAGCGTCACCAGAAAACAGGGACGCTTAAAGCCATTAGGCACATCCATGATATGTACAGGGATACCGGGGTTATGATCCGCTATCACCTTACATATACTGTTTAATACCCTCATCTTAGCCTCCCTCTATCTCTCTGGCTATCTCCTCCATAAAGCTCTCACCCAAGGTTTTAAGATGAGGCTTAGCCTCCTCAAAACCCTTTTCAAGGAAAAACACACCCGGTATATATCTCTCCTTTAGCATTATCCCATTAGAGGATTTACCGCCTTTTTCGTGGTGTATATACTTTGATCTCCCCTTTGCTGATAAGTAACTCACTGGTAAAAACCGCTTATGCTGTACATGACCATCATTCACATACAAAGCATACTCCACATTAGTACCCGTTTCCCCATAATCAGGGGTTACAGTACCTATCTGGAAACTACTCACCAGCCTTGAGGTATCTACAGGGATCTTAGGGAGCACATACTCATTTATCTTTGTAAGCATCCGGGTAATAAGTATCTGCTTTTTCTGATCCATGTTATCAGCCGCTCTCTCAGCCCTTGCTATGAAATCCTCCCATCCGGGTACCTCAAAGCTACTCACCTTTTACACCTCCTCATCTACCATGAAAGAGGTTTCTAAGTGTGTACGCTTCTTATACGGCTTATCCGCTATTACCTTGTATTCTGTCTCAGGTATGATCTGATCATACTCATCCAGCTCATAGATATACAGGATATCCCCCAGCCGTATATCACACTCTTTATCTGTGTATAAGGTTCCCCTTGTTCGGTTCTCTTTTTGTGGCTGTAGCTGGTTAGTATTATCCTCAGATGCACTAAAGGTACAATCAAACTCTCCTACAGTCTCAAGGGATCTTACAGGGCGGTTATACTCCCCCAGCGTTTCAGCATAACGCTTTACGATTACTCTTTTATCAAAGTAAAACATGGTATCACCTCCGGGGTATCAGGCGTACATACGGATATAACCGCTGTTTAATAGCATCCGGTAAGTATGCCTCAAAGCTGGTAGTATTATCCCCCAGAGTTTGAGAGGCGTATCCCTCAGCCTCACGCTTACGATACCGGGCAAGCGCAAGATCCTCCTGTACAGACTTGAGCCGCTGAGGAAATACATCTTTTTTCTCAATCACCGCTCCACTCTCATCAAGTACATCCTCCATGAAAGTATCACGGCAAAAGAGCTCAATATCCTCACGGGCTTTCTCAAGTAATACCCGTACAAGCTCCAGCTTTTTAGTGTTATCCGCTGAGAGCCCCAAGATAATCCTACATCTCTCTAAGCTCTCCACGGTTTACACCTCCTCACCCCTCATCCAGAGAAATATCATCAATAGTGAGGAGAGCCTTAGCCTCATCAGCATCATGGGTAACATACAGCCCATTGATAAACTGTACTCCCAAGCTCCCCACCGTGAGATACTTGTTACCGGATCTGAGCTTATACTCTCTACTCTTTTTCGTTGCTTTGCCCTCTGTAGCGTTCTGAGCCGCCTCAGGAGCCTCATTAGCCTTTGTAGCCATGACATACACCTCTCTTTCTGTAAAATTGTTTTACAGGGCTATCAGAGCCCTATTGCTGGGTTATCAGGTAGTGGACTTACCCACATTGATGATCTTGAAAGCGGCATAGCTGTTCAGGAGCTTGATAGAGCTCTCATTCAGGATATGACCTTTCAGGTAATCACCAGCCTTAGGAAGATCCTCATAGAAAGTACCCCGGAGCTGAGCAATCTCAACCTGATCCAGATCCACAGCAAGGAAAGTATAATCTGCCATCTGTCTATCAACCACCAGATTGATAACACCAAAGTCAGACTCAACCCTCTGTACCGTGATACCCATCACCTGATTGAGCCCGTTCTCAATGTTCACCCGGACATTGGAGCCATTCTTAAACAGGTTATTGATCATTCTCTTGATTGTGGCATTGACAAAGGCAAAATACTCACCCTGAGAGCCCTTGTTCCACATCTTCTCAAAACCATCAAGGATCAGATCCTCAGTAAGAGTAGTGGAGGTATTATCTCCCAGCACGTTATCAGCATTGACCAGATTTACCAGCCCGTTCATCTGCCGGGGAGTAGATCCGCTCTCACTTGCCTTTGTACCATTCAGGAAATACCACTCAAGATCTCTCTTGACCTCCACCAGTCTATCATTGACCTCAGCCTCAAAGCTCTTACCAATCCCCTTAGGATTAAGAGCCTGAGCGGTACCGGATACCTGAGTAACCTTTTCAATAATCTGGCAAAGATTACTCAGAGTGGTACGGCTGGAAAGAATGGGATCACCAGCATCAGCACCCTCAAGTTTCAGAGTACCTCTTGTAGCATTGAGGGCTCTTTCCCTCCAAGTAACAGTAATATCAGTAGCCGGGACAACCGCACCTCTACCCATCAGGAGAGTAGTAAGAGGGGTATCAGTAGGGGATACCAGAGCAATCTCCTCAGCCAGATCCACAACCTCATTAGCTAAAAAATCAGATCTTTTAAGCATCGGCATAACAATAATCTCCTTTCATAGTTTTTTTATTCTTCACCGTTACGGTAAGCCTCCAGCTTAGCGGAAAGCATACCCTTAACATTTCCAGCCTTTTTAGCCTCAGCATAGCTATCAGCCTCAGGCTGTTTCTCCTTACTTGCCGGGGGAGTATGACCCTTGAGAAATTCAGCTTTCTCTTTCTCCACCTGTTTCTTGACCTCATCATCAAAGAGCTTTTTCATGCCCTTGATCCTGTCTGTGAGTTTCTGCTTTCTCTCAGCCTCATCAGAGATGAGAGCCAGATCATCCACCGCTACCAGATTTCTAAACCCGGCATCCATACCCAGCTCAGAGATTGCATCCACCACATCAAGGCGTAAACCTCTCATAATGAGCTCATGCTCCTTACGGGCATTTTCCTGAGCTCTTTCCTGATCCTCCAGCTTTCTCCTCTCCTCCTCAGAGAGCTTTTCACGCTCAGCATCCTTTTTCCACTTAGCGTTAGCTGTTTTCACAGCATCAGTAACACGCCTCTCAGTTTCTTTCTGCATCTCCTCCCGGAGCTGTTTCTCACGCTCAGCCCATCTCTCCTCCTCAGTCTTAGCTCCAGCCCCGGTACCAGTGGGCTCAGCGTTTGTACTCTGAGTGGTTTTGGTTTCTGTCGTTTCAACATTTGCGGTTTCCGTGGTTTTCGTTGCTTCATTCGCCATGTTCATAATCCTCCTTTGATAAAGTTATTCACTACATAACCCCCGTAGGTTTTATGTAAAAATCCCTCTATATCCTTGTGCATCTAAGAGGGAAAAAGTTACCCATATTACTCAAAATTAAGCACAAAAAGAGCCCTACAGGATTTCTCCCATAGGGCTACAGCCTCTAAACCTATTCAGTTACTCAGTACGATCCCGGAAAAACTCAGCCCAGTGAGGATTTTCTCTATCAAAGATTTCCCTCTGGGCTGAGGAGAGCTTATGAGGATAATCAGCAAACATATTAAACTCTGTTTTCTTGTCAAAACTGAAAATCCACTCACCTACACTATCAGGGGTTTCTTTCCACCAGATAGTATCAGTTTCCTCATTCTTGTACCATAAATCATCACTTAACACTACCAGCCACCCCTTTCTTTTGCTTTCCTACCTCTGTATTGATATAGCTCATGAGCTCCCTAAATTCAGAGTTACCCTTAAAGCTATCCACATCCATGAGGATCAGATCACTATTAAACTTTGTCCCGGCTATCTTTCTCACTGTCTTTCTACAGCCAAACCGCCTATACAGGGTTTCAGATACAGAGCCGTATTTATCAAAGCTGTGCCAGCCGTTACCATACCCGGAAATACCTGATTGCATCTCCAGATACTCAAGCCCCTTAGAGGTTTTCCGCACTATAGCGGCGTGTTTCCCTACAGCTAAGTAATACTCCTTACCCTCCTCAAGTACCTTAGGCAAGATCTTAGCGGTATCAGCCACCTCTTTACTCACCTCAATAACCTGAGTAGATACTCCATCCAGTTTCCCTATAGTATGGATGAGGCTGTTACGGGAAAAGCATGATCTACTCACACCTCCACGATAATCAATTACATCCAGCCCATTCTTGTTACCGATATAGGCAAAAGCCAGAGAGGAGCAAGAGCCCTCAGTGAGATCACCACCAGCAAGCCTCTCTATTATTTTAGCCTCATCCAGAGCCTCAGGCAAGGCTTTTACCAGCTTAGCCTCTACACTGTTTGCCTCTAAAACCTTGATAGCCTCAATAAAGGCATCTGATTTACCGGGGTATTTCATCCTCTGTAAGATCTCATCATCAATCCTTATGAGCTTTCTCTGGAGGCTCTCAATCTCTCTCCTGATACCAGCCTCCTCCATTCTGATCTGAGAATGAATATCCCTCAAATCTTTCCTACACTTTTCTACCCGGTTCCAGAGATCATAATAAGCCTCCTCAGCTTTATTGAGCTCTGAGGTAATCCGGGTACTTGCATTGATAAGCTCCTCACTCCGGGTATCATAATCATCATCAGATATAAGCCCATCTCTGTGATCTGTTCTGAGGGCTCTCCTATCCTGTCTGTTCTTATCTCTCTCAGCGGTAAGCCTATCCACCTCATCAGATTTCTCCGGGAGCTCAGCCTCAACCTTTGCCTGTTCTGTAGTGATTTTATCAATCTGAGGCTGGTACTTAGCTGATACATTTTTCAGAGCATCATTTTTCCCATCAATCTCAAGCTGTATAGCCTTTTTCTCAGCCTCAAGCTGTACCACCTTATCACTCTTAGGAGTAACAGGAGGTGTAGGGGGCTTAGGAGGATTAGCCTTGAGATCTTTCATCTCATACTCAAGCTCTATTTTTTGTTTCTCCAGCTCTTTCATCCTGAGGGTAATACCCTTATCAAGCTGAGCTGTAGTAGAGAGATCTGTATAACCCTTTTCCTCAGGGCTGTAATATCCCTTGAGCACCCCTGTAGTAGCAAGTTTCTGATCCTGTAAATCCTTGATCTCTGTTTCCATCTCAGAGATCCTCTTTTGATACTCATCTACTGAGTTATAACGGAAAACTCTATCATCCTTTAGGCGGTTAGGATCATAAACCAGCTTTCCACCGTTTTTCCAGTCTCTCACCCAGCCCTCTTTTAAGGTACCATCAGGATTAAGTTTATCCCGGTTAGCCTCCATCCATTTCTCATAGTTCTCAGCCCCTCTTACTGAGCCTGTAAGCTCATTCAGTTCCCCCGGCTTGAATGTATCCGGAGTAAGAGGTACATACCAGCACCTACAGTTAGGATGACGGGGGAGAGTAGGCTCCTCTCCCAGCTTGAATACCTTATCATGATCAGCCCTACATACATCACAGATATTAGCCCCTGTACCGTTCCCGGCTGTCATGTATCTAACCTCTGTAATACCCTGAGACTCCCAAGCCGCCTCCTGAGAGGTATAACACACCCTCTTTGTTTCCGTTCTGGCTATTCTCTCAGCATTGTATTTAGAGGTTTCTATCCCGTTTGATATCCTCTTTGTGATCTGAGGTATTCCCTCACCCAGTACCATAGACTGAGTGAGCCCCGTTCTCAGGTTTCTCCCCAGCCTCTCCTTATCTATCCAGAGCCTATCAGAGAACATAGCCCCACTCCACGGATAATTAAGAGTATCCTGTACCAGCCGGGGATTGAGCATAGCAAAAGCTCCCTCACCTTTGAGGGGCATTGTTTGCCCCAGAGTGAAAAGAGCTCTTGTAAACTGTTCTGTATACTCATTTGTGAGGAAAGAGTTAAAAGCCTTAACCTCTTTTACCCCCAGCCTCCCCAGCTCAGCATTGATCTGATCAAATAAGCCTTTACTCCGGGTAAGAGCTGATTGATTAGCATAGCTCCATACTCCACCATTACCCTCTACCTCAGCTATTACCTTTGTAACATCAGCTAAGATCTTATCCTGTGATTGCTGGTAGAGCTTTGTGAGCACCCTCTCAAACTGAGCCTCATCCTCAAAGGCTTTCCGGTTATCCCTCATTACCTCTTTCTGTCTCTCAGCTATGAGCTTTGCTCTCCTCTCCCCGTCCTTTTTGAGGATTGCTCTTTGCTTTGGAGTGAGCTGTGAGAGGGGGATACCGTACATAGCCCTTACAGCCTTATTCACATAGCCCACATTAGCCATAGGATCAGATCACCTCCTCAGAGCCTCTCTGAGCCCCATTTAAGCCCCCAAAGGGATTACCCTGTGTATTTCCCTGATTGAGGTTAGGGAAAAGGTTCTGAGCGTCATTCTGGCTATTCTGAAGACTATAGGGATCATTCTCTTTCTTAGCCTCCTCACTGTCTTTCTTGAGCTTCTCAAGTACCTGTAACGGATCATCCACAAAGGGGAGGAGAGCTAACAGGGTTTCCTTGTCTACCTTACCCTCCAGCTTGCACACGGTATCTACAATCTCAGTAATATTCATGGGGATATTTCTGGAAAATTCTATCTTTACCTGTCTGAGATCAATCTCTTTCCCGGTTTTCACCCTGATAGGTACACTCAGCACCTCTAAGAGCTGTCTGATAGCCTTATCCATCTTTCTCTCTTTGATAATACACTTTGTTTCCAGCCCAAAGAGCTTAAACCGGATAGCTACCCCGGAGAGGTTACTTGCAAAATTCTCATCTGAGAGATCAGGTACCTGAGCAAACTTATGTATATTCCTCTCCAGCCTCTCTAAATGGCTATTGAGTGCATCTGTCTGTATCTCTTTGGTAACAAATCTCATATCACCGCTATCTGTTACCTCTACAATACCCTCCTCTTTGAGTTTCTGGAGGCTGTCCCCGTTCATCACCATATCCTTGATCACCAGATAGGCGTTTCTGAAAGCCTCAAACTCATCAGAGATATCACTCATAACCCTATCATAATCATTCACCAGAGTTTCAATCTTTTCCAGATCACTCATTTCCTCCTCATTGTTATAGAGGGTAATGATAGGTATTCTCCCATAGATATGAGGCTCATCATGATCCCATACAAAGCCGCTCTTACCCTGAGCTCCCTGTACGGTACTATCTACCTGTTTGAATACCTCAATCTTATCCTTGCTGTACACCTCAGCCCAGAGAGTAGTTTTATCTGTATCCTCTGTAGAGATCTTATACAGCCTGATCTTGTACTCAGCCTCCTTTGTAGAGCTGTTCTTATACACCGTGATTACATCCTCAGGCTTGAGCTTGATAATCCGGGTATTGCTCTCCTCATCCTGATATACCAGCAAGTGAGATACACCCTTGATAATGCTCTGTTTCCCCCACTCCATAAAGAGATCATCTTTGTAATTGTCTGAGAAAATGCCATTGAGCTCATCCTGTACCGCTGTATCTGAGCCCTTTACCTCCTCCAGATCCACTCCTACATCAGCCTCAGCGGTATTTCTCCCCACCTCTTTATCATCCGTGGGCTCTGTATACCCTATGCTGATAGGATTACCCAGAAAGTAACCTACAGTATCATCCACAATCTGACCGTAAAAATCATTCGCCAGCTTGTTATTAGGTTTCTCTTTCCCGTCCGTTCTTCTTTTCTTATAGATCTTTACCTTGCCCCGGTACAGGTTATCAAACTTTCTGTACAGGGGAGCTACTTTCCTCATATGGTACTCTACCAGATCATCCAGAAACGTAGCACTAAACCGGGGAGTAACTATTTCAATATTCATCTCCTCATCAC